CCGTTTGTACCCGGATCGGCTGATCTGACTGCGCACAGGTGCGGGCGCGCGAGCATAGGCCGGGAGTATCTGGACCGGATCATGCGCGAATGCCCGGAGCGGTATCACCTCATGATGAAGGAACGACTTCAAGATGTCCGAAAGTACCAGCGAATCGCAAGCCCCCGAGCAGACGGCTGACACGCCGGCAGTCGGCGCGCTTCTGCAGGAAGCTGCACCTCCGGCCGACGCCAGTGCTGCTCCCGTAGATGCTGCTGCTCCCGAGCAGACCGGCGCCGAGGGTGAGCAGAAGACCGACGACTCGACGGACGAGCAGAAGCCTGCTGATAGCGCGCCGGAGGCCTACGAGGCCTTCACCGCTCCCGAGGGTGTCGTGCTGGCCGACAGCGTGCTCGAAGTGGCGCAGCAGGCGTTCAAGGATGCGAACCTCTCGCAAGAGAAAGCGCAGTCCCTGATCGACAAGCTGACGCCGGCCATCGCGCAAGCGCAGCAGGAAGCGCTCGATGTTGCAATCCAGTCGCAGATCACGGAATGGGTTGCAGCAGCAAAGGCGGACGAGCAGATCGGCGGGGACAAGCTTGCACCTGCGCTTGCGAACGCCAATCGCGTGGTCGATACGTTCGGCTCGCCCGAGCTTCGGGACATGCTGATCACGTCGGGCCTGGGCAACCATCCTGCCGTCATCAAGTTCTGCGATGCGATCTTCTCGAAGATTTCGCCGGACACGTTTGTCGCAGCCGCACCGCGGCCGGGCGGCAAACAGTCGTTCTATCCCAACAGCAACATGAACTGAGAAGGAACCCGAAATGTCCACTCTGACCGTGAACAACCCCACTCTGCTCGATCTGGCGAAAGCGACCGACCCGGACGGTTCGATTGCCCGCGTGGTCGAAATCCTGAACCAGCGCAACGAGGTGCTGGAGGACATGCCGTGGATGGAGGGCAACCTGCCCACCGGCCACCGTACCACCGTCCGCTCCGGCCTGCCGACTCCGACCTGGCGCAAGCTGTACGGCGGCGTCCAGCCGACCAAGAGCCGCCGCGTTCAGGTGACCGACAACTGCGGCATGCTGGAGGACTACGCGGAAGTCGACAAAGCGCTGGCCGATCTGAACGGCAACACCGAGGCCTTCCGCATCTCCGAGGACCGCGCGCACATCGAAGGCATGTCGCAAGAGATGGCGCAGACCCTGTTCTACGGCAACGAAGGTAGCGAGCCGGAGGCCTTCACGGGTCTGGCGCCGCGCTTCAATTCGCTGTCGGCCGAGAACGCGGACAACATCATCGACGCCTTCAGCGGCTCCGGCGGTGATCTGACCTCGATCTGGCTGATCGTGTGGGGCGAGAACAGCGTCCACGGTATCGTGCCGAAGGGCTCGAAGACCGGCGTGCAGATGACCGACAAGGGCCAGGTGACCGTCGAGAATGCGGACGGCAACAACGGCCGCATGGAAGCCTACCGCACGCACTACCGCTGGGACTGCGGCCTCACCGTGCGTGACTGGCGCCAGATCGTTCGCATCGCGAACATCGACGTGTCGGAGCTGGGCACCATCGCCAACACCAAGAACATCATCAACTGGATGGTGCAGGCGGCGGAGCGCGTCGACAACCTCGGCGCCGGCCGTCCGGTGTTCTACATGAACCGGACGATCCGCGAGAAGCTGCGCCTCGGCATCCTCGAACGCATCAGCAACAACCTGACCTGGGAAACCGTGTCGGGCAAGCGCGTGATGACGTTCGACGATATCCCGGTCAAGCGCGTCGATCAGATTCTGAAGACCGAAAGCCGCGTGCAGTAATCCACAAGGCCCGGAGCGATCCGGGCCGAACTGAAAGGGTACGAACATGATTCTCGACAACCTCACCGAATTCGCCGATGCGCAGACCGTCACCGCGACGGCCATCTCGGATGTGATCGACCTGGGTTCCGCGCCGACCCTGCAGGACATCGGCAACGGCCAGCCGCTGTATCTGGTGCTGACCTGCGACGAGTCCGCGACCTCCGGCGGCGGCTCGGCCACCGTGAACTTTTCGCTGGAATCGGACAGCACGGCCAACCTCGCCACCTCGGCCACCACGCACGCTTCGACCGGCGCGATCGGCCAGGCCTCGCTGGTCGCGGGCACGTTCAAGCGTGTGATCCCGCTGCCGGTCGAAGTGCGCTACGAGCGCTATCTGGGCGTGCGTTTCACTGTCGCCTCGGGTCCGCTCACCGCCGGCAAGTTCTCGGCTTTCCTGACGCTCGATCCGCACGGCTGGGTTGCCCTGCCGGACGCTTCCAGCTAAGGGGCTGACTGATGGCTAAGTTCATCGCCACCAAGACCGCTTTTCACCGCGGTCACCGTATCCGCCCGAATCAGGAATTCGACGAGGCCGACGATTTCAAGGCCTCGTGGGCGGTGCCGAAAGGTGCTGTGAAGGCCGCAGCGAAGAAGGGTGCGCGCATCCAGACCTCCCCCGCGGGGGATGGCGAGGGTGAAGGCAACCCCGAAGCGCTGGTCTGACCGGCAGCGTAACCAGGACAACGGGGGCTTCGCGCCCCCGTTTTTACATCGGACGCAGGCATGGCAAACCGTATCCAGATTTGCAATATGGCGCTGGGCCACTTGGGCGAGATCGGCAGCATTTCGTCGATCGACCCGCCGGAGGGGTCGAAGTACGCGGAGGACTGCGCGCAGTTCTACCCGATGGCGCGCGACTTGGCCTTCGCGGAAGCACCGCGCGGCTTCCACTTCAACACGACGCGCGCGGCGCTCGCGCTCTCGGGCACGCCGCCTAGTTCGTGGGAGTGCAGCTACGCCTGGCCGTCCGACGTGCTGCATCCGCTGGCCGTGCTCTTCCCCGAGCACGTCACGGACGAGATGCGTTCGCAGCCGTTCGTCACCGAGACGACGGGCACCAAGCGCTACATCTACACGAACGTCGAGCAGGCAGTGCTGCGCTACACGTTCAAGCAGACCGATGAGGCGACCTGGACCGACGCCTTCGCGATGGCGGTGTCGTATCGCCTGGCGGCGCTGCTGGCCGGCCCGATCATCAAGGGTTCGAAGGGTATCGACGTGTCGCAGGGCATGCTGCGGCTGTTCCAGGACACGCTGCAGCTCGCGATGGCGCAGGACGGCAATGCGCAGTACTCGGACGAATACCGGAACTTCGTATCCGCGGGGGAGATGGCGCGCCGATGAAAACGCTGCTCCGATCCTTCGCAGCCGGTGAAGTCGCCCCTGAGCTGTTCGGCCGGGTTGATCTGGTCAAGAACCAGACGGGCCTCGCGCTCGCGCGCAACTTCATCACGCTCCCACACGGCCCGGCAATGAACCGGGGCGGCCTGTACTTCACGACGCAGACCAAGTTCGCAGATCGCAAGGCGCGGCTGATCCCCTTCCGCTTCAACGTCGAACAGACGTACTGGCTCGAATTCGGCCACGAGTACATCCGCATCATCACCGACGACGCGGTGCTGGTGGGCGCCGCGCAGACCATCACCGGCATCACGTTCGGCACACCGACGGTGGTGACCTACACGGGCACCGATCCGGCCGAGGGTGCGGCCATCCGCCTGACAGTGCCGGGCGTGTCGGGTCTCGACGGCCGGTTCCTGTGCGCGGTCAACGTGAACGCTGGCGCCAACACGTTCGAACTGGAGACCTACAGCGGCGCAGCGGTCAACGTGCCGAGCGGCACTTTCACCTCCGGCAGCTTCCAGCCGGTGATCGAAGTCGCCACGCCCTACCAGGAAAGCGAACTCTTCGACATCCACTACACGCAATCGAATGACGTGCTGACACTGGTGCACCCGAATCACGCGCCGCGCGAGTTGCAGCGTTCGGGTGCTACGACCTGGAACCTCGTCACGCCTTCGTTCGAGCCGTCCATTTCCCCACCGGCAGGAAACCCTGGGCTGACCCGAGTCGGTACAGGATCGACCCGCCACCGCTATCGCGTCACCGCCATCGCTGAAGACGGCTCGGAATCGTTCGCGTCCCTCGCGGGCGTTACGGTGTCTCTTACCTACACAATCACGGGCGTCACGAACGCGAATCCGGCTGTGTTCACGATGGCGACGACGATGACCGTGGACGATCTGTACTATGTCACAGGCCTGGCCTACATGGGCATCCCGGACGGGGAGTACTGGATCGATACGGTTCCGAGCGGTACGACGTTCACGCTACGGGACATCAATGACGTGATCGTCGACACCTCGGCTTCCGCCGTGTTCTCGACGAACGGGACGATGGTGTTCGCCGGCATACTCAACAACTTGAACACGGCCGGCAACAGCAACACGATCCGCTGGGCCGCGGTTGCGGGGGCCGAGGCGTACAACGTTTACAAAGAGTCAAACGGCATTTTCGGCTACATCGGCCAGGCTGTCGGGCTGCGCTTCACGGACAACAACATCACGCCGGACATCAGCAACACGCCGCCGATCGGAGAATCGCCGTTCGCCGCCGGCGGGGACTACCCGGCTGCTGTCGGGTATCACGACGGGCGCAAGTGGTTCGCGGGCACGGACAACGCACCACAGACGTTTTGGGCTTCGCGTTCGGGTACCGAGAACAACCTGCAGTACAGCCGGCCGACGAAGGACACAGACCGCATCAGCTACAAGTTGAACGCGCGTGAGTCGAACGCGATCAAGCACATCGTGCCGATGGGCGACCTGCTGATGCTCACGGCCGGCGGTGAGTGGCGCATCGACTCGCAGAATACCGATGTGCTGACTCCGAACAGCGTTGCCCCGCGCGCACAGTCCTACGTCGGCGCTTCCAACGTCCAGCCGGTGTCGACGAAGATCGCCACGCTGTACGCGCAGGACCGCGGCGGACGGGTGATGTCGATCGAGTACGACGACACACGCAACGGCTACGTGCCCGTCGACAAGAGCGTGATGGCGCCGCACCTCTTCGACTACGACTACCAGATCGTGGACATGGGCTTCTCCCGCGCTCCGGTTCCGGTGCTGTGGGCGGTGCGCGACGACGGCGTACTGCTCGGCATGACGTACCTCCCCGAGCATGACGTTTATGCGTGGCACCAGCATGAGACGGACGGCCTCTTCGAATCCGTGGCCGTGGCGCCGCGCGGGATCGACGACGATGCGTATTTCGTCGTGAAGCGCACGATCAACGGCCAGACGGTGCGTTACATCGAACGGCTGACGCCGCGGCGCTTCACCGCCGTCGAAGAGTGCTTCTTCATCGACGCGGGCCTCACGTACTCGGGCACCGCGGCTGACACGATCGGCGGGCTGTGGCATCTGGTCGGCGAAGAGGTGTCCATCCTCGCCGACGGCGGCGTACATCCGGCGCGTACGGTAGCGGCGGACGGCACGATCACGCTGGACTACGAAGCCGATCTCGTGCACATCGGCCTGCCCTACACGGCCGACATGCAGACGCTGCCGCTTGCGATGGAAACGGAAGCGGCGTTTCAGGGCACGCGCAAGAACGTGAGCAAGGTGTACGCCAGGCTCTCGCGCAGTTCGGGCGTGTTCGCCGGCCCGACGGCCGACACGCTGGTCGAACTGAAGCAGCGGGGCGATGAACCGATGGGCGAGCCGCCCGCGCTGTTGAGCGGCATCTACGAAATCCCGATCCGCGGGTCGTGGAGCGACGAGGGCCAGGTGTGGCTGCGCCAGGCGAACCCGCTACCGCTCATGGTCTCGGCGATCGTGCTGGAGGTGGAAGCCGGTGGCTAAGATCAGACTGGCCGAACACGCAGACGTGGAAGCCGTGGTCGCGCTGGGCGCGATGCTGCACGCGGAAAGCCCGACATACAGCCCCTACCCCTACAGCCGCACCAAGGCGCGCGCCATCGCGCAGTCCTGCATCGGCTCACTGCTGGCACCTTCAACTGACAGCGTGCTGTTCGTGGCGGATGAGGACGGCGAGATCGTCGGCATGTTCGGCGGGTATCTGACCGAGGGGCTTTTCGTCGATGGCATGCTCATCGCGTCCGATTACACCTTCTTCGTCCGGCCGGAGTGGCGCGGTACAATGGCCGCACCGCGGCTGCTGGTGTCCTTCGAGCAGTGGGCGAAGGGCATGGGCGCCACGCACATCTACCCGAGCGTCAGCACCCGGATCGACGACGAGCGGATCGTCAAGTTCTACGAGGCGATGGGCTACCAGCACACCGGGCACAACTTGTCGAAAAGGATCGGATGATGGGGGCAGAAGCACTTTTCGGGGCGCAGGTACTCGGGAGCGTGATGGGCGCGGGCGGCGCGTACAGTTCCGCCGCGGGGGCGAAGGCCGGCTACAAGGCGCAGGCCGCGATCGCGCGCAACAACGCGAAATACATGGAGTGGGAGGCGCAGGACGCGCTCTCTCGCGGGCAGCGCGCCGAGCAGCGCGTGCGCGCCAACACGACAGCACTCAAGTCCCGGCAGCAGGCGATGTTCGCCGCGCGGGGCCTTGACATGGGTTACGGCAGCGCGCTGTCGATCCTGACCGACACGGACTTCATGGGCGAGATGGACGCCATGACGGAGCGCAGCAACGCGGCGCGCGAGGCTTGGGCCAAGCGCGAACAGGCACGCGGCGCGCTGGCGGACGCGTCGAACCTTCGGCAAGCCGCGAGCGAGATCAGTCCCTTCCGCAGTGCGATGACCTCGCTCATCACCAGCGCACCGGCTGTGGCCTCCTCGTGGTCGGGTACGAAGTGGGCGGGCACCGGGGCGAAAACCACGTCGTGGAACCCGTATTCGCCGATCGGAAACGACAGGTGGTAAAACATGGCTGACATCCCACTCTACGATCGCGCTGTCGTAGCGCCCAACGCGCTACCCGGCGTGCGCCAGTCCTCCGTCGCAACGCCGGGCCTGCTCGCCCGTCCGGGTGCTGAGATGCAGGAAGCCGGCCAGGCCCTGCAGCGCTCGGCCACCGTCTTTCAGCGCATGCAGCAAGAGCAGGAGGAGAAAGAGGACCTTGACCGCGTGATGACGGCCGAGGCGGGTGTGCTGACCGAGTTCGGCGAATACCGCAATTCCGTGCGAGAGACGCGCCGCGGGGTGAACGCGGCCAACCTCGGCAAAGACACAGCCGAGTGGTGGAACAAGAAAATCGGCGAGTACACGCAGACGATGTCCGACCGGCAGCGCGCCGCGTTTCAGCAGCGTCTGCAGCGCACGCGCTTGTCGGCCGTTGAGAACATGGCCGACTTCGAGGCCGGCGAGTTGCGAACGCAACGCGAACTGTCGCGTACCGCGGCGACGGCCGCCGCCATCACGGACGCCGTAGGGTACGTCGGAACCGGACAGCAGGCCGACATGATCAACGACGCCAAAGGGCGCATCTTGGGCGCGCTGCGCGCTGCCGCCGCGACGGAAGGGTGGAACACCGACTACGAGGGCCTGAAGACACAGGAAGCGCTGCACAACCTGCATGCTCAGGTGATACAGCGCATGGCGGCCGAGGAGGGCGGGGCGGAGAAGGTCGCCGCGTACTTCGAGGCGAACAAGGGCGAGATGGACCCGGCCAAGTCCGACAAGCTGTACGAACTGACCACGCAGGCAAAGGTGCGCGACAAGGCCGCATCGGCCGTGAACACGCTGCTTGATCAGGGCAAGACCGAAGGGGAGGGCCTGGAATGGATCAGGCAGAACCTGGAGGGGGACGCGCGCGAAGAGGCCCGGCTGCGCTGGCGCGAGCGTTGGGCCGATCTTGCGCAGGCCGAGCAGCGCACGCAATCGCAATACACCGACCAGTTCTACGCGCAGCTTTCACAGCGCGGGTCAATCAGCCGCGTCGATCCGGCCGTCTTGCAGCGCATGGACCCGAAGGTGTTGGTGTCCGAGCGGCGCATCGCCGAGGACCGTGCGCGCGTCGCCGCGGGGCGCGAGTCCAACATCAAAACGGACTGGGACACCTACGCCCGGCTGCGCGACATGGCGCGCAACAACCGCGACGGCTTCCTGAAGGAGGACATGCGCCGGCACTTTGACAAGCTGGCGCCTGCGCAGCGCGAGCAGTTGATCGACTTGCAGGACAGCCTCGCGAAGCCGCAGAAACAGGTTGAAGTGCTCACCGACGACAAGCAGGTGGGAATCATCGTCGGCCAGCTTGGCCTCACGAAGCAGCGCAAGGCGCAATTCGAGTCCGCTGCCTACACGGCCCTGCAGGAAGCGACGCGCACGAACGGCGACAAGCCGCTGACGGTGGAGCAACGGCAGAAGGTGCTCGATCGGCTGACGATCGAGGGCGACGTGAACGGGTGGGTGCCCTTCGGTGGAAAACGTTTGTACGAAGTGACGGGCACGCCGGACGCTGCACGCTTCATGCCGGACGTGCCGAAGGAAGACCGGCAGGCTATCATCGACTCCTGGCGGCGCAAGCGCGGCACGACGCCGAC